CCGCTTCTGGCTGCGCACCTTGCAGTACCGGCGCTTTCTGTTTCCCTTGTACCGCAGCTTCTTGTTGGTCAGGGGCCAGAGGTAGCCCAGGTCGATGTAGCGATACACGGTCTGACGGGTCAGGGTGCAGCTGAAGGTGGTCTCCGGCTTTTTCCCCAGCATGGCGCAGGCGGCGGATGGGGAGTACCCCTGTTCACCGATCATATCCACCAGGAAGGCGGCCAGGGCATGATCGTTGCCGATCTTCAGGGGCTTCTCCCGGTTCTTTTTCCCTTTCTCCCGCATGGCTGCGCTCATTTCCGGGGAGTAAACCACCTTGGGCTTCAGTTCGCTGTCCAGGATCTCCACCCGGCCCCGCTTGATCTCGTCGTAGATGGCCTGGTCACTGCACCCGATCCTCCGGGCGATAGCCGGAGCCTTGCACCCCTTTTTCAGCAGTTTTTCTATGGTCAGCATATCATTCCAGCTCAGGCGCATGAAGATCCCTCCTGTTATGCGTTTGATGATTAAATCATAGCCGGAATTCTGTCTGTCTGCAAGACGGCAGGTGTTGTGGCCGAGCAGCAAAAATCCCCCCTACATCCTGCGTAGGGGGGATTATTCTTGCCCTAAAAGCCAGTCCGTTGTGACACCCAGCGCCTGGGCCAGTACCGGCAGTTCAAAGTCCGGTATGATCCGCTTTCCGGTCTCCATGCGGCTAACGGCCATCTGGCCCACTTGGAGCCCAAGCAGCTGCAGCTTCACCGCCAGTTCCTCCTGGCTCAGGCCCTGCCGCAGCCGTGCCTCCCGGATCCGTCGTCCGGACAGGTTGAACTCCTTCTCATTCATGGGATAGACCCGCATAGCCCAGCCTCCTTCTAATCATCTTTTGCATATTGACGATACCATGAAGGCGTGCTATTCTTTATAAAAAAGATGATTAAAGCCGAGAAAAAGCGAGAGTTCCCAGTGCGGAAAAGTTACTTCCGGTTCAGCTGCTTCACGATCCGGTAGAGGATCACCGCCAGCTGCTCACGGGTGCAGAAAGAGCGGTACATCTTCTGGCCCTTGTCATTGCCGTTGATGATCCCGTTTTCCTCCGCCCATGCCCGGGCCTCCTGGCTCCAATCGGAGGGAGCGGCGGCTCCCTGACGCTGCAGCCAGTTGTCCATCAGCTTGTCAAAAGTCGCCTGATCCATTGTTTCTTCCTCCTTATCCGCCTGGCTGGCATAGTCCGGCACACCGTAGCCCCGGATATACCTGCCGTTGATCTTCAGGGTGCGCCGCTTCACACTGTTGCTGTAGTTGCCTTCGATCACGGTGATTTTCCCGCCGCCGACGGTTTCCACAATGCCAACATGGTCGGCGCTGCCGGTGCAGTCGCCTGTACCGCTGTCCTGCCAGTCGTAAAAGATGTAGTCTCCGGGGGCCGGAGTGTAGCTGTCGTCCTCTACCCAGCGGCCCAGTTGCCGGAATAGTGCGATCTGCCGTTCGCATCCGCACTCCGTTGGGATAATGTTCGTCAGCCCGCACTGTATGGCCACAGCGCTGCCGAAGGTGGCGCACCATGCGTCCGTGTACTGCACCTGATAGCCTCTTGCAAGGGGCTTGTGGGTGTTGTAAAGGTTGATGATGGCCCGGTGACTGCCATCGCTCTCCCTGCGGCCCAGCCAGCCTCTGGCCGTGCTCACGATCTTTTGTCGCAGCTGCTGCTCCGTCATGCCGCGCCGCCTTCTTTGCTGGCTCCGTACAGCTGGCTGTGCAGCTCCAGAACGGCGGCCTCAATGGTATTCTCAATATCGTCGTCGTGAACGTCATAGCCCTTTTCGGACAGATATTTCAGCACGTACTGCTTCTTCTTATCTCCCTCCAGGGTGGTGTACAGCTGCTCCGCTGCCGTCACGGCGATCTTCGTCCAGGCCTGCAGCTCTTCCAGGTCGCAGGCGCTGGCCTTCTTCTTGATCCAGGGGATCACGAAGGCCGAGATCAGAGCGGCGATCAGCATAATGCCTGCATTGATGATAGGGGTAATGTCCATAAGAATGCTCCTTTCTTTATTCCACGATGGCTACGCCGTGAACCGCCGTCTGTAACAGGAATCCCAGCAGGAACCAGACTTTGTCTTTGATTTTCTCCATGCAGATCTCCGCCCCCAGCTTCTCGTCGTAGTTTTCCGGGCTGACACAGGCGCTGCTTTCCACGATCTCAAAGCCGTTCCGCAGAGTAGCCCGGACAACAGTGCATTTGTTTCCCATTGTGATCACATCGGTGGACACAATGAAATCATCTACCATACTCTGACTGATGGAAGGGGAGTCTGTCTTCAGGTTAGCGTTGGGCGTTACCTCCAGATACGCCTTTTCGAACACGGCCTTAGGACTAAAGCTCTCATAGCCGTCCGGGTAGCGAACCTTGTAGCCTTCCTCCACGGGATCCATACTTCTGGGGATAGGCTGATTCTTTTCGTAGACATTGCCGCCCTTGCGAATAGCGGGCGTTGCTTCAATGATTTTTGTGCCGATATAGGTTTTCATTGCGGTTTCCTCCTTTAGCAATCTCGTTCAATTTTCTTCTCCGGTGCGTTGCTCTTGCCGAACACCACACCGTCGTTGTGCTCAAAGATGTTCTCCACCACCTTCAGGACATTTACACCCAGAATGGTGGTGATGGCCTGCTGGCTCAGCTCCGTTACCGGGAACACCTGGCCCAGGCGCACCGTGGCGTACAGGGCGATGAGGTAGGACATCGTGACCCACCCCAGCGCGGCGATCTGCGTTGTTACGAACAGCCGCCGCGTGGTCGTCTTAATGTTCTTCATCTCGTACCGCCTCCAGATGGTCAATGCGGTGGTGTGCAGATTTGGTGCTGGCCTCCACGGCAGCCAGACGGCCCTCCACCGCTGTGTTGGTCTTGCGCTGCTCCCGTTGTTCCGTCTTGATCTCGTCCGTATTGGACTTGATGTACCCCAGCTCTGTCAAAACGGTGCCGAGCTGTTGGCCGCTGCTCCTGTCGTCTTTCCCCTTGTTGCGGGAGAAAGTGGCATAACTGATGACCGCGCCCAGCACCGTGCATACCAGCCCCACAATGATGTTCCACTCCATTGGTATCACCTGCCTTATTCCATTGTTTCTACCAGCATAACAAACCACGCTTTCCCATTTCACCCCCGCAGCGGGGAATATTTTCAACAGGAGGGGTCGTTTATGAGGAAAAAGAAAGCCGCCATTCCGAAGCGGCATCTTGTGGTGGATAGCTCCACCGGCGAGGTGGTCGGCGCTCTTCGCCTGAAAAAGAAGTGCCCTCCCGTCCTGGCCTTTGTCGCTGGTCTGCTCTGCTGTGCCGTTCTGGTCTGCGGCGCTCTCCTGATCCGTCAGCACCGTGAAGCGCAGCGTCTGCGGCAGGAAGCAGAGCAGCAGGAATTGATAAAAAATGCCGATGACTTCCTGGAGACCCGAGAAAAAGCCTGGGAGGGGGCAAAAGAGGGTATAGACTACTATGTGGACAGCAATGGACATTGGGTGTATATCCCGGAGGCAGAGAGGGGGACGGGGAAATGAAAGAGCGTCGGGAAATGATTGTGATTTTAGCAGGACTTACTATGTGCTCGGCGTGGCCGTTTGGAATTGCGTGGCTGCTCTCCGCTTTACATGCACCGTCATGGCTTTCCGGTGGTGCGGGTTGCATTGCCTTTCTGCTTGCTATTTGGGCATACCTGGCACTCCAGAAAAATAATGGTAGCGAATGACAAAAGCCCCGGCGGGTCAATCCCGCCGGGGCTTCCTCTTACGGCTTGTATCGCCGCCAGGGGTTTTTCTTGTCGCTGTCGTATTTGGAATGGAACAGGGCGTAGGCGTCCTCATAGGAAAGCCCGTCTTCGATCATGATCTCAATGATGTTGATGATCTCGTCCTGCTTCAGGCTGCCGTCGTCGTTGGCCAGATCCGCCTGGGCCTTGAACTCGATCACCTTATCCGTGCTCACGTCGCCGTACTTGTCGAAGTAGTCCGTCCTGGGCGCTCCGATCCGGGCCAGCGTCCGGTTGGTGGCCTCCTCTTTGGCCACGTCCCGGGCCGCCTTCAGGACGGCCACCTGCTCCGCCTGGCTGGCCGTGGTGTCCAGGTCGGCCTCCACATGCTCCCAGTAAAGTCGCAGGTAGTCCGTCTGATACTCCACATACTGCACGTCAGACAGCGTGCGGGAGCTGCCCTCCCCGTCCTTGATGGTGCTCTGCATCACGGCGGGCAGGTATTCCGTGGTGCCCGCCTGCTCGCACACCTTGTAAACGGCGTCCTGGCTCCGGGTGGTGGTGCCCTCGTCCGCTGCCTTCTGATACTCGGCGATCATGCTCAGCACCGTCTGCCGGGTGCCCCGGGTATAGGTGGTCTCCGGGTTGTTCTTCGCCAGGGCGTAGTACCGGGAGTAGAAAGTTTTCATGCTGTCGTCCATCTTGTAGGTGATGGCCTTCTCCATGTTGCCGCTGTCGCTGTTCTTCGCCTTCTGGCTTGCCTCCGCCTTGCCATACAGCCAGTTCACCAGGTCGGTGGAGTATTGGTTGTCCTTGATGTAGCTGTTCTGCGCGCCCAGCGTCAGATCCACGTTCTCGCTGCCCACCGGGAACAGGGCCTTCTGGTATTTCCACCAGCCCCCCAGGGTGGCGTTAAAGAAGTAATCCACCATCTGCGGGCTTGTGTTGAATGCCTGGCCCACCCAGTAGGCGATCTTACTGGTGCGCTCCGTGTACTGATCCTTGGGTTCCAGATTCTGCAGTCCGCTGGACACGATGGGCCGCCCCAGGAAGTCCCGGTTGGCCATCATGTATGCGCCCACGCCCACAATGCCAAGGCTGCCGATGGCCCCGGAAAAGTCGCCCTTTGCAAGGTCGCTGGCCACGCTGGGCAGGAAGTTGTCCGTGGCGTAGTCGTAGAACTCGTCAAAGGCGTGCTTGTTCCCGCCCTCGCCGTACTCCATGCACGTCTCAAAGAAACTGGACAGCACCGCCAGCTCCCGGGGCTTTGGGATCGAAAAGTACTTGCCGTCCCCCAGGGGAATGTTCCAGTAGCTGTTTTTGGTGTAGTTGGACAGCTGGTGATAGTCCTCCTTGGCTTCCTCGTCCCCATTGTTCAGAGCGTAGAACAGGGCTGCCAGGGCCGCGCTGGCTGCCAGGTAGGCGATCACCCGCCCCCGCACCACCTTGGCCCGCTCCCCGGTGGGGGCGTCGCTGCCGGAGATCCACCGCCGGAACTTGTCCAGGCCCTGCACGCTGGCGTTGAAGAAGGGAACCACCTTGTTGATCTGCCGGGCGATGTCGCCGCCCCGGCGGAAGTTCACCGTGATGTCCATCGCCTCGTAAAATGCCTCCTGCGGGTTCATGCCCGCCTGCCGCATCAGCTTGTAGGTGGCGTACCGGGGGCCGGTTTCCACCGTGTCGCTCACAAAGGCGATCCAGTCCAGCGGGTTGGCGCTGAACTTTTTCCCGCTCAGGCTCTTCCGGGCCTTCTTGGCGAGATCCCGGTCGGCGGTGTATGCGCTGGTGTTGCCGCCGCCCATCGCCAGAAATTCCTTGTACATGGGGTCGGCGTTCTCTCCCTTGATTTTGTTCACGTAGGCGCTGCCCATCGAAGAGAATACCTTGGCCGGGTTCCGCACCTTGGAGTACACAAAGAACGTGCCCAGATCCCGGGGGAAGTTGGAGAACAGAGACCAGATGATGTTGTTCCCCGTGATGTTGCCGGTCATAAACCGGCTCACCATTGCGTAGGCGTCCAGGATCCCGTCCAGCTTCTTCTGGCTCATATTGGTCAGGCTCTGCAGCAGAAGGGGATCGTTGATCTTCCAGAACTCCTGGTTGCCTCCCTTCAGAACGGTGATCACGTCGCCGTGGGCCTTGCCTCTGCCGTACTGGTAAAGCACGTCGTCCAGACTGCTGATGATCCCCTCGGCCTGCTGCTTGCCGTCCAGCTGCATGCTGCTCTGCTCAATCCAGTCTGTCAGCTGGGTCTTTACCCCGGTCATGTCAAAGCCCTTCCGCACCACCGGCGTGGGAACCTTCTCCAAAAAGCTGGCGTCAATCCCCAGCCGCTGCGCCTCATCGGTGATCCGGCGCATCACGTTGTTGCGGACGCCGGCGTTCACCATCTTCACGATGTTGGCCACGATGTTGTCCACCGGGTGAACGATGTCCAGCCCGCTGCCGTGGGCCTGCTTGATGGTGCTGGTCTGGTTGGCAAAGCCCTGCTTGGCCCCCTGGCCCCGGCGCTCCGGGCTCACTGCCCGGTTGAAGGGCACGTAGTACTGCCAGCGATCCGCCCAATCCTCGGCGGACTGGGTCGACACCAGGCCGGTGCCCACGCCCCAGGTCTGCAGAAATTCCTTCTGGAATTCATACAGCCGCTGGGAGATCTCCTTGAACTGCGGGTACTGCGCTTCCAGCTGTGCCTGCCGGTTCTCCATCCAGTCGCTGCTGTTCTTCCGGTCGTCGGCGAAGATCCGCATGCCCTCCGCCAGCCGTTCCGGCCCGTGCTTCACCGTCAGATACTCGCCGAACAGGCGGTACTCCTTGGCGTCGCTCAGGTTCAGTCCCTGCAGGGCGGCCTTCAGGCCCGGCCCCACATACTGGCCGTTGGCGTCCGTCAGGTCGCCGGTGATGATCTGGCCCGCCATTGCGTCGCTGTAGGCGGCGTTGCTGGCCAGCCGGTAGGTGTTGGCCCCCGTGGCCTTGTCAAACTCATGAATGCCGTGGTTGCTGTCCAGCCATGCCTGATAGAGTACGTGGGCCTTCTGCTGGATCTTCTCGCCCCAGGTGCGGGCGTCTGCGCCGCCCTCTTCCCGGAAGCGGATAGAGCTGGTAGCTGTGTCGGCGTCCAGGGCGTAGTAGGCGTTGATCTCGTCCGCCAGCTGTTCCAGCTGGGCGGCGTCCTTGGGGGAAATGCGGTTCAGAAAGTGCCTGGTGAATTCCGGGTAGTCGATGGCTGCCGTCTCCCGGTTCTGCAAAAACTTGCGGATATACTCCGCAAAGCCCTCGCTGACATAGGCCTTCGGGGGATAGGCCGCCAGCATCTCCGCTCCCAGTCCGTCGGAAAGCTCCTTCTTCATGGCGGCGCTCAGTCCGCTCTCCAGGATCCCCCAGCGGTCGTTCAGGGCGTGGCCCAGCTCGTGGGCCGTGGTAGGCAGGTCGTTGGCGATCTTCGTGCGGATCCCCTTGCTGCGGTGGTCGTACTGACCCCGCACACCCTTGCCCCGGATATGTCCCTTGGTGATGTTCAGACCGTAGTCGTGGTGGATCTTCTCAATGATGTCCGAAAGCCGCATGGGGGCCTTGCCGCTGTCGCCCACCCGCTGGGCCGTCCACCGCTCCGGGTGGGGCGCTGCGTCGGCGCTCCGGTCAAACTCCGGCCCTTCGGCCTCGTCGTATTCGTCCAGCATGGCCTCGGTGTCGCCTGCGTCCTCCGCGATGTCCAGTGCCTCGTCCGTAGGCGGGTTCAGTTCCTTCAGGATCTCCGCCTCCCGCACCCGGGCGTCAATCAGCTCCTTGGCCTTGGCAAAGGGGGCAGCCGCCGTTTTCTCCAGCTGGGCGATGGCCGCCCGGCTCTCTTCCAGCCGCCGCTCCGTGGCCTGGATCATGGTCTCAATGCGTTCCGCTGCGTTCTGGGCCCGCATCACCGTGGCCGCCCCGTCCTCCAGGTTCAGGGTGCCGCGGTACTGCGCCTCGCCCTTCAGCAGGAAATCACCCTTCGAGGTCACCAGCAGCCGGAAGCCCGCAAAGCTGCCAACCTCCACGCTGCTCTCTGTGGCCGCATTCAGATCCAGCTGCTTCTTCGCCGCCGCGATCAGGGCCGCTCCTGCGGCCTTACGCTCGGTGTGGGTCTTGCCGCCCACCACCATGCGGAACTTCGCTCCCGTGGTGTCCTGGCGGCTTGCAAGGTCGCTTTTCAGGTGTTCCAGCGTCACCTCGTCCGTGGCCATCTGCCGCCTGGTCTTCTGGATCCGGTCTTTCGCCTCGGCCACTTCCTTGGTGTGGGCCCGCTCCAGCGTCTCCAGCCCGGAGATCTTCTCGCTCACCTCGAACTGTTCAATGATCAGCGGGTTGTCGCTGGCGATGGCGCTGATCTCTGCGGCGGACATGGCAAGGTCGCCGTCGCCGTCCGCCTCGCGTCCGTTGTATTCGCCCGCCATAATCTGGTGAATGAAGGTGGCCTTCCGCTTCAGGTTGTCCCACTGGCGGCTGTCAAAGGTCTTCTTGGTCACGTAGGCGAATACCGATACCTCGTCGTTCTGGTTGCCCTGCCGCAGGGCCCGGCCCTCGTTCTGCTCCAGGTCGCCGGGGCGGTCGGGGGCGTTCAGCTCGTGCATGGCAACGATCCGATCCTGGGCGTTCATGCCCGTGCCCATCGTGGCCGTGGATCCGATCAGCACCCGCACCTTGCCGTCCTTCACGGCCTGAAACAGCTTGGTCTTGGCCTCGTCGGTGTTGGCGTCGTGAATAAAGGCGATCTCCTTTGCCGGGATCCCTCGGCCCACCAGCAGATTCTTGATGTCCTCATAGAGGGAGACGCCCCGGGCCGCCTCAGCGCCTCCCGGCGTGCCCCGGTCGCAGAAAATCAGCTGCGTGCCCTTCCGGGCCTTGCTCTCCTTCCAGATCCGGGCTACATTCTCCACGCATTTCAGGATCTTGCCCCCGTCCTCATAGGGCAGGCTGCTGTCGATCAGGCGCTGGGTATAGCTGATTTTTTTGCCGTCGTCGAAGATCTTAAAGATGTGATCCTCGCCCTTGCCCTTGCCGCTGCCCCGCAGGGCCTCGGCCCGCTTGCCCAGCTCCTGCATGAACTGCTCCTGGAAGGGGGAGGGGTCACACTCCACAACCGTGCGCTTGCCCCCGGTCATCTTGGGGATCTTCAGGTAGGGCAGCTCCGAAGCGTCTACGATCACGTCCGCAAAGGCCCGGAACATCTGCTGCATCTCGCCCAGGTTCTTGTACTTGGAAAGGCTCTGCTTCAGCTCGTAGCCGTTGCCGCCGGTCTTCATCTTTCGGATCGTCACCACGTTGCCGAACTGGTTGGCCCAGGCGTCGAAGTTGGAGATGCCCTTGGCCTCCAGCAGGTCGGGCTGCAGGTATCGCTGCATGGTGTAAAGCTCCACCACGCTGTTCATTACCGGGGTGGCCGTGGCGAACACCACGCCCCGCCCGCCGTTGAGCTTCTGCAGCCACCGAACCTTCATGTACAGATCCAGGCTCCGCTGGCTGCCGCCCTTGTTGCCCAAGTCAGCAATGCCCTGCATCTTCGTGGTGTAGAACAGGTTCTTGAAGTTGTGGGCCTCGTCCACGAACAGGGAATCCACGCCCAGCTCCTCAAAGTCTACGCTGTCCTCGTCCTTCTTGCTGCCGCTCAGCTTCCGCAGCTCGGCCTCCAGGCTCCGCTTGCTCCGCTCCATGTCCCGTACAGAGGGGTCTTTCTTCCCGCTGGCCCTCCGGCTCTGCAAAATGGCCTCCTCCAGCTGGTCAACCTGTTCCTGATAGAAGGCCTCCCGGGTGGCAAGGCTCATGGGCACCTTGGTAAACTGCTCATAGGACATGATCACCGCGTCGTAGTCCCCTGTGGCGATCCGGCTGGCAAACATCTTCCGGTTGGCCGGGGTGAAGTCGCCGTCCTCCAGCGCCTGGATCTTGGCCGTGGGGAAGTAGGAGAGGAACTCGTTGCTCCACTGGGCCACCAGGTTCTTCGGCACGATGAACAAAGGCTTTTTCACGATGCCCAGCTGCCGCAGCTTCATGGCGGCAGCGGCCATTTCGTAGGTTTTGCCTGCGCCCACCCGGTGGGCCAGCAGCGTGTTGCCGCCGCTGTTGATGATCCGCTGTACCGCGTCCAGCTGGTGGGGCCGCATGGGCTTTACGGAGTTCATGCCGTTCACCGTCAGGTGGCTGCCGTCGTAGTGGGGCGTCACCATGTTGTTGAAGACCTCGTTGTAAAGGCCGCCCAGCTCCGTTCTGCGTCCCTCGTCCTTCCAAAGCCAGGTCTGGAACTCGCTCAGCACCTGCTCCAGCTTCTCCTGGGCCGCCGCCGTGGCCTGGCGATCCATCACCCGCTGATCTCCCACCGTCCGCCAGACGGAGAGGGTGCGGTTGTTCAGCGCCGCCTCCAGAATGTTCTGCTGCCCGCCCACAAAAGGCCGGTCGCCCGTGCCCCAGGTGGAGATATTCTCCGGGCGGCTGCGCACATAGGCGTCGTTGACCTCCACGAAGAACTTGCCCACCTGCCGGTTGTAGGTGACTGTTACGGCGGGTACCCGGTGCCCGTTGACCCAGCCGCTGCCGCCGCCCACCATTTCCGTGGCGAACTGGCTGTATACGTTGTCCGGGATCCAGGTGGCTCCCAGCCGTACCTTGATCTCGTCGGCGGGAATGTCGGCGGGCACCACGGCCTTCAGGGCCTCCACGTTCCACTGGTAGCGGCTGTCCGCCTCGGCCAGCGCCTCCGCGTCCCGCAGCTTGGCCCGCACGTTGCCGGAGAGATACTGCTCTGCGCTCTCCAGTCCGCCGTCCCGGGTCAAAAAGGCGAGCCCCCGCTCCAGAAGATCCGCCTGGGCGGCCTCCTCGGTCATGCCCGTCAGCTGGGCGATCCTTGCAAGGTCGGCTCTCCCGTCCTCGTTCAGCACCACCGTCAGCGCCTCTTCTGTGTTGTCCGCATGGGTCACGGTCTTGATGGGGGAAACGGTGTTCTGGGTGAACAGGGCCGCCTTCTGGGCCACGTCGGTGTCCTCGTCGTAGTCCTCCAGGGCCAGAAGGAAGGGCCAGTCCGCGTCCTGCTTGGCCAGCTTCTTGTTTTTCTTGCTGTGCAGGATCCCGTATTTCTTCACAAAGGCGTCGTACTGGCTGTTCAGCGCCTTGCGGTATGCGGCGATCTGAGCGTCGCTGCCGCCGTCCAACTGCAGATTCAGCAGCTCCCGGGCGGTGTCTCGCATGGTCAGCATGCCGCCGATCCGCTCTGCGTCGCCCTTGGCCACGCCTTTGGCCTCCGCCAGCCGCCCGTCCTCGTTCCGGTAGAGCTTGCCGTCCTTCTGCACCAGGCTGCCGGGCCGCCCCTTGGCGGCGGCCTTCTTGATCTCGGCCCGTACTTCCTCCGCCGTCTGCTTCACCGGGTAGGTCATGTGCCGCTGGATTTTGGCCATTGCCCGCTCGATCTGGGTCTGCAGGCTGTACCGGCTCTCCAGGGGATTGTAGGTCACCACCGTCCGCCCGTACTGGCCCTTGCCGTAGTCTGCCGTACCCAGCACCATCTCCGGGTGTTTCACAAAGTATTCGTTCTGGTCGTAGCTACCCCAGCGATTGGCCCCCTCCCAGGGCTTTTTGCCCATCTCCAGGAAGGCCTCGCCCTTGTAGGGTGTACCCGGCTCCCGCTTCTGGAACACCAGAATGTCCGATACCACGCTGGTACCCGTCCCCTGAAAGGCCGTGTTGGGCAGGCGCACTGCGCCGATCAGGTCGGCCTGCTTCATGAAGTAGGCCCGGGCCTCCGTGCTCAGGGCGTCCATCGTGCCGCTGCTGGTGATCAGGCACGCAATGCCGCCGGGCCGCAGCGCCGTCAGGCTCTTGGCGATGAAGTAGTTGTGAATGGCCTTCGTCACGCTCCCGGGATAGGCCCGGTCGGCCACGGCCAGATTGCCGAAGGGCACGTTGCCGATCACCAGATCCATGTACCCCTCCGGGATCTTCGCCGTCTCAAAGCCCTGCACCCGCACGTCCGCGTTGGGGTAGAGGTACTTGGCGATGCTGCCCGTGATCTTGTCCAGCTCCACCGCCGTCCAGCTCTTCACGCCCTCCCGCAGCTCTGTGGGCATGGCACCCAGGAAGCGCCCCACGCCTGCCGACGGCTCCAGCAGCCGCCCGCCGGTAAAGCCCAGCTTGGCAAGGCCGTTGTACATGCCCTGGATCACCGCGGGATCCGTGTAATAGGCGTCCAGGATCGACCCCCGGGCCGTCTTGTACTCGTCCTTATCCAGCAGCTTCTGCAGCTGCTTATACTCCTTGGCCCAGTCCGCTTTCTTCTCGTCAAACACGTCGGAAAGGCCGCCCCAGCCCGTATACCTGGCCAGGATCTCCTGCTCCTTGGGCGTGGCAAGCCGTCCCTCCGCCGCAATGCTGCGCAGGGTCTTGATGGCCGCCGCGTTGGCGCTGTATCGCCCCTTGGGCGTGGTAGGGATCTTTGCGCCGCCCTTGGTGGGGATCACGTAGTTCTCCCCCCGGGGCTTTTCCTGGTTCCCCAGCGCCTCCTTCTGCGCTGCCTGCTCCGCCGTGGTGGCCGGGGCGGGCGGTGTGTCGCTTACTTCTTCTCGAACTTCGGGCAGTTCTGTCGGTTCCCCGAGATCTCCTTCGGAATTCCTCTCGGATACACCTGGCAAGTGACCGTCCCCCGAATGAACTTCCTGCA